AAATGGTGCAAAATGGTGCATGACGAAAGCCACATTTATGGGATTTGCGGGTATGGTAGACAACAATGGTCAGCCGATTGCCAAGGTAGACAGTGGTATTACGGGCAAACCAGCCAGAGTGCTACTTGGTCGTGAAGTCGTCCTGTGCGGCGAGTATATGGCATCTTTTGCACAGACAGTTACAGAAGATACCATTGTTGCTTTCTTGTTCGATTTCAGTGACTATGTGCTGAATACGTCCTATGACCTTGGCATTCAGTCCAAAATCGACTGGGATACAGAAGACCATCTGACTAAGGCAGTCATGAGTGTCGACGGCAAGGCAGTAGACAGAACCAGTCTTGTAAAAGTCGTTAAGCTGGCAACTTGATAGGAGTGTGAATCATGGCTGATACAGAACTGCTTGAAAAAGTCAAACTTCTAATCGGGCAGACCGGTGATTCTGCCGATGCTGTGATTGTCGGATATATTGACGAAGTAACCGATTTCATGCTTGATGCCGGGATTTCAGCAGAAAAGATTTCTGCATCAGCCGGAGTTGTGGCAAGAGGAGTGTCAGACCTGTGGGACAACGATGCCGGAGAAGTAAAATTTTCCCCGTACTTCTTTCATCGTGTCACACAGCTTGCCATGAAATCCACGGAGGCAAACAGCTCATGATATATATTCCAAATGCCAAAAAGCAGATGCGGACTCCGGTCACACTCATGAAACCGGCTGAAACAAGGCGATATAATGGAGTGACATATCGTGAAGGCAATGCCAGACTTGATATTATCTTTGTCAACTGGAAGTCGTTCGGCGGAACAGAAACAGTTGTGAACGGTGTTCCGACAATTGAGGACACTGCACAAGTAACAACCAGATACCGTCCTGATATTAAGTCTGACTGCCGCCTGCAACTCTCCGATGGTCGTATCTATGAAATCATAGGAGAGCCGGAAAATCCGGATATGGCGAACCGCTATCTGATTTTCAAGGTGAAACGTCTGAAAGGCGGTCTGTAATGGCAAAGAAAAACAGAATCACAATGGAGTTCAATGGTTATTCTGTTCTGGAACGAAGATTGAAGGAAATCGGCGGCAATGCAAAGAAAACCGCTGAAAGTGCTTTAAAAGCATCTCACAATATTGTGACCAAAAAGCTGGATTCTGCGATTTCTCCGCACCGAAAAACCGGAGATGTTGAGGAATCCCTGAATAAAGCACCAGAAGTAAAGTGGACTGGTGACATTGGTGAAATCAAGGTCGGGTTCAATATCTCTGACGGCGGTTTACCTTCTATCTTTCTGATGTACGGCACAAAGCTGTTCGGTCAGCCGCATATTTCTCCGGATGAGAACCTTTACAATGCTGTTTATGGTACAAAGACCAAAAAGGAACTCCAGAAGATTCAGCGTGAGGTCTATGAAAAATCAATCGAAAGGGCGATGAAGAAATGAAATCAGAACTGATTGAAATTCTGGAAAGTTTCGGCTTTCCGGTATATCTGCAAGGTTCTTTGAACAGTACAGATGACTATCCGGACAGTTTCTTCACGTTCTGGAACTTCGAGAATCCGGAAAAATCTTTCTATGATAATGATGCAAACCGCTGTGTATGGGGATTCTGGATTTATTTCTACTCTACCAATCCTATGAAAACAGAAGAATTTCCGGAAAAAGCACGGCTACTGCTCAAGAAAAACGGCTGGATGCCGGACGGAAAGCCGATTGATATTTCAGTAGATAAGCCCACGCATACAGGTGCATTTTTCAGAGTTTACCATATCGAACAATACAAAAAGGAGAGAGAATAAATGTCCACTAATCAGATTGAATCCGATGTTGTTGAATTTCGTGGTGTCGATAAGCTTGTCATCGCCGAAGTAATCGAAGACAGTTCCAGTGCCTATACTGCTGGAACAGTTAGAAGCTTCGCACCAGTGGCACAGGTTCAGAAAGCCACTGAAAATTCTACAGCAAAAAAATACTATGATAATGTTGCCAAAATCACTATCCGTTCCGAAGGTGCAGACCAGATTACGCTGGTTACTCCTGCTCTTGACCTTGCAACACTTGGCTGGATTAATGGTAAAACAGTTGATGAAGATACCGGAGCTTTCATTGACACACCCTCTGTAGAGCGTAAATTTGCTATTGGCTACAGAATCAAGCTGACAGACGGCACATATCGCTATGTATGGAGACTGAAAGGCACATTCGATATTCCTGATGAGGAATCCAACACGGAAGATGACGGTACTGATTCCAACAATCAGACACTCAACTTCTCTGGTGACAGAACCATTCACAAATTTACAAAAGGCAATGCTGGTGCAAAGGCTGTGGTTCTGGATGAGCGTGATGATAAATGCGACTTTGACACATTCTTCGATACAGTTCAGACACCGGATACAATTGCATCTCTGAAGAAAACACCTTCTCCGTAATCTCAGAGGGACTTGTTCCCTCTTACATAATAAATTCTTACAGAGAGGATGAGTTCTATGAGAAGAATTAGCCGTGGAGATGTGTTTTATGCTGACTGTGGAGCTGGAGTAGGTTCAGAACAGACTGGCATCAGACCTGTCGTTATAATTCAGAACAATATTGGAAATCGTTATTCTCCTACTGTGATTGTGGCAATGGTCACATCCAGGCACAAAAAATCTTTGCCAACACATGTATATCTACATAACCCCGACTTTTCAAAGCCTTCCTGCGTATTGACGGAACAAATCCGGACAATCTCAACGGACAGGCTCAGAGGTTATGTATGCACACTCAAACGAGAAGAAATGCAGTCGATTGACAATGCACTCAAACAAAGTCTTGCAATCGCCTGAACAGGAGGCTACTATGGAGCTTACATTAAATATCTGTGACAAGAACGATAAAAGCAAAATCGTAAAAAGCTACAAGGCTGAAACAGTAGATTTCAGTTTCGGAGTAGTAGAAGATGTCCTGAATATTCTGGACTTTGACAACATGAAAACAGGCAATAACAAGGAAATCGCTGTCATGGTCGTGAAAGCCGCTGGACAACTCAAGCCGGTTCTGAAAGACCTGTTCCTTGGTGTGACCGATGAAGAAATTCGCTGTGTTCAGATAAGCAATCTGATTACTATTTTCCGTGGACTTGTACAGTACGCCACACAGGAACTCGATGCTCTGACTGGTGATGAAAAAAACTGACTTCCGGGGAACAGACCCCGGATAGTTTCTATGTTCTTCTGTTTGATATGAATGTCAATCTTTGTGACCGTTTTCTTTCCCTTGACCCGTTTAAGGTGCGTTCAGAGCGTTTTCATGATGTCCTGCTGATATACAGAAGGCTGACTGAGAAAATCAATCGTGAAAAGCCGAAATCTGCCGTAAATCTGAAAAAAACGAAAAAAGGCGTAATCATGCGTCCTGCTATGAATGACGACTGGTACTAAGGTGTGATATTGTGGCAAACCAGACGGATAACTATACAAGTAAATATAAAGTTGATATTAGCGACTTAAAAAAAGGCATCGCTGAAGCCAACAAGACCATAAAAACGGCAAACGCAGAGTTTAAGAATGCAACTGCCGGTACGAATGACTGGAGCAAAAGTGCTGACGGTCTTTCCGCAAAAATCAAACAGCAGCAGACAATCATTGATGCTGAAAAGAAAAAGCTGGAACTTCTGAAAGAACAGCTCTCCCGTCTGAACCAGAATCAGGAAAGCGGAAAGACCATTATTGCCGAACTGACTGTGAAGCATCAGGAAGCTGTCAAAACTTATGGTGAATCCAGTGAACAGGCGAAAAAGTACGCCAAACAGCTCACGGATGCACAGGCGGCACAGGAACGGAATGCCAATGCCGCTGATGAACTCCGGCTGAAAATCATCAATCAGGATACTGCTGTCAAAAATGCAGAATCTCAGGTCAGCCGTTATCAGTCAGCACTTTCCGATTTGCAGAACCATACGGAAACGCTGACAGAGAAAGTGCAGCGGCAGCAGTCAGAACTTGACAAACTGAAACAGAAGTATGCCAATGTTGCTGCTGAACAGGGAAAGAACAGCACCGAAGCCAAAGAGCTTGCCGGAAAGATTTCTGACCTCTCTGGAGAACTCAAAGATAACCGGAACAGGCTCAATGAAGCAGAACAGGCAGCAGATACCCTTGATGATTCTCTTGAAGATGTTGGAGACAGTGCTGATAAGACCACAAGCGGCGGTCTGACTGCCTTCAGTGTGGCTCTTGGAAACCTTGCAACAAAGGTCATTACAGGTGTTATCGACAAGCTGAAAGAAATGGCTGTGCAGACTGTCAATGCCGGTACTTCTTTCGATACTGCCATGTCTACAGTAGCCGGAACATTCGGCTACACAGTAGACCAACTCTCTGATGAAACTTCCGAAATGTCGGAAAATGTGCATTATCTGCGTGATTATGCCAAAGAAATCGGAGAGGCAACAAAGTTTTCTGCTACACAGGCAGCAGATGGTATGAATTACGCTGCTATGGCTGGCTGGAAAACACAGGAAATTCTTGACGGCTATGGCGGTATTGTCTATCTGGCAGCCGCCGCAAATGAAGAACTTGCTACAACATCCGACATTCTGACAGATGCCTTGTCAGCAATGAAACAGCCTGCATCAGAAGCCTCACATTTTGCTGATGTCATGGCTGCGACTGCAAGCAACGCCAATACCAATGTTGCACTGATGGGCGAAACCTTCAAGGAAGCCGCAACAGTAGCCGGTGCTATGGGTGCAAGCATCGAAGATTTGGCACTTGCTACCGGACTGATGGCAAATTCCGGCATCAAAGGTTCTTCTGCCGGAACTACTTTGAAAGCTTCGCTTGTCAATCTGGTAAAGCCTACCAAACAGCAGGCAGAGGCAATGAAACGGCTCGGTCTGATAACTACAGAAACTATCAATGTAGTAGACGATGACAAGGTTGAAAAGGCACAGCAGAAGGTCATCAAGGAAACTGCTGACCTCGAAAAAGCTCAGATTGCCTATAATAAGGCACTTGAAAAGTATAGTTCTGATTCTGCTCAGGTGCAGAGTGCATCCGGAAACGTTGAAAAGGCTCAGATTAAGCTGAATGATGCTATTGCCAAATACGGAGCTGAATCTACACAGGCACAGACGGCATCTGTTAACCTCACAACTGCACAGGCAAAGCTGAATGAGGTAATGTCTCAAACTGGTGAAAATTCGCCGGAAATTCAGACAGCTCTTGTCAAATTACAGACTGCTGAACAGGATTTGACCAATGCACAGAACGCCCTGACCAAAGCACAGCAAGGGACAATCCAAACTGTAGAGACCGGACATACAGCATTTACAGACGAATACGGAAACATGAAATCTTTAAAAGAAATCATGGATGTCCTGCGTTCTTCTCTCAAAGCAGTCAATGTTGAGTTGGTCGACAACGAAGGAAATATCAGAGAATATGACGATATTATCAGCGAACTGGAGCAGTCCGAAGAAGGTCTAACACAGGCTGAACAGCTCAAGGATGCTGCTATTATCTTTGGTAAACAGAATCTTGCCGGTATGATGGCAATTGTAAACGCATCTGAAGAAGATTATAACAAGCTGGCAGATGCAATTTATAATTCCAAAGATGCTGCACAGAACATGTCCGAAACCATGATTGACAATCTTGGCGGTGACTTGACAATTCTGAAAAGCAAGCTCGAAGCCGTTGAAATTGCAATCTATGAGAAATTTGAGCCTTCTCTCCGGAAAGCAGCAGCATGGGTGGGAACTGCCCTTGACAAGGCACTAACCAAAGTTAACGAAGCCGCACCAGTGATTGAGAAAGGCATCAACTGGCTGATAGACCACGGCAGCGAACTGATTTCCACTCTGGCTGGAATTGCCGCTGGATTTGTTGCATTCAAAGCAGTAACGAGTATTTTCGCAATGGTAGCAGCA